TCTTTATTTTCATTTTTAATTAATAATTGTCTTTTCTTTGGAATATAACCTATATGGGCAGAAGACATATCTAAATCATCAGAGCTTCCATCTTCTCCATCGGTAATAAACGCTTCCCAATCAGATTCATTTATCATCCTAATATTATTTTTTTCAAGTAAGTTAGAAACTTCTCTTCCATCATAAAAATAAACACCAAAAGAATTAAACCAAGCTATTCCAAAATCAGTTTTAGTTACATGATATTTAAATCCACATCCTTTATTTTGATATGTGTCTTCTAAAAAATCTACATTTTCTGAAACATTTATTATATATAAAGTTTTTTCTTTAAATTGTAATATTCTATCAGCAAATGCTTCTAATTTTATTATGCTTTCTCCATCATTTATAGCTACATCAACTTTACCTAATGAATCTGGAAAAACATCAAATTTATTTACTTGACTTTTTAAAATTCTATCTGGGAATTTTTCTCCAACACCTTCACTGCCAGAACCAGTTTGAATATTTCCTATATAAGCCCTTCTTCCTTGAACCACTGCTGTTTTAGCTTTTGCTGATATATTTTTTGTACTTCCACTAAAACCATTAATTGATTTAAAAGTGTCTATAATATTTGCAGAATTAGGAGTAATATTTTTTACAAGAACAAAAGTTTTAGATATTTCTGATGTAACAGGATGTGAACTATTTGCCATATCATAAGACATTGAATCTCCTTCAGGAAACCATTTAAATCCCTTATTAACAAAATCTAGTTCTCCTATTAGAAAATAATTATCATTTTCTTGAAGTTTATAATATATTCTAGATCCTGTTATTCGCTTATTGAGTCCATAAACTTGATAATGGACTGAAGGATCATCGCTCCCAGATAGGGCAATACTTGTTCCAGCTAAAGCATTTGCATATGTAGTCGCAAGTCTAAAAGAATTAGTTTCTAAGGTTTGAGAAGAAACAAAATAAATTGTATCATTATCAATTCCAGTTACATTTTCTCCACTAATAATAACCTCATCACCTGCTTTTAATCCATGACTACTTCTATCAATTTGATTATCTGAAACATCAATATTACAAGCAATAAAATTAGACCACGGGCTAATATATGTATCAAAATTAAATAAAACAGCTCCTCCAACTATATTAATTGAATTAACATTATTCCCATTACCCGCTGCATTTCCAGCTCCGTCAAATTTATAAGGTAAAGATTCTTGTTTTAATTCATCATATAAATAAGTGTGATGGAAATTATATAAACCAGGCTGAAACCCATTTAAAGAACAATTAGTTTGAACTACAGGCCCCGAAATCCAAAATGTAGGAGAGTCGCTTGAGGTTGAATCTAAAACAGCTATTCTAAATATAGTTAAAGTATCCCCTGGGGAATAATCTCCATCCCTATTGTTGGTTAATGAACAAACTAATACATTCCAAACATCTGGTATAATTTCAGATTTTTCAAAAGCCCAACTAATATATTCAGCAGATCCAGAAGTAAATGCCGAAACAGTAACTCTTTCAAAGTCTGCGTATTCAGCTGTGTTAATTAAAAAAGGAAAAACTAAATCTTTATTTTCGTCTAATGAAAAAGTTTGTCCATTATTGTCCCCTATTTGAGTTACAGAAGTTGTACTTGCATTTCCATCAGCTTGTATATTATTATCAGCAATTAAAGGAGCGTAAGTAGCGTTGTCATTAGAAAGTGCGCAATTGGTATTTTCTGAAAAATTTCCAGCAAGATTTTCAAGTAAAGTATTATATTGTAATCCTACTCTTAAATTGACAGCTGGTAAAATAACAGTATCAGTTGTTCCTCCGTCATTAATAAAATTTCCTATATATTCAGCGCTTGAGGAATTAACTCCATTAGTATCATCCGCTGTAAAAGGAGTGCTTATTTGACATTTTCCAATAGAAGGCTTTGCTATTTCTTGATTTGAATCAGTCCATCCTAAAGAAATAATTCCAGACTTAGCATTTAATCCAGCAAATAATATATAATCTAAATATCCATAAAATTTATTGCTTTGACTATCAACTGCAAATCCAGATTCTAATATTCTAAGATGACCATCTGCAATATAATGACTTAAATCTGTCATTGAACCTGTTAGTGTAATTACATTAGTAACCCATTGTGCATCAACCCTTCCATAGCTTTCTAATACATCAATATTATTAGTTGTGTCATTAAAAACAAATATTAGATTTTGATTTAACTCTGAGCCATTAGAAACCCTTCTATCACTAGACATAACAAACAA